TCTTAGAAAAGCATAGTGTATAATCTGAGTAAAGTATGCAAAAGGATTACGAGACTTCTCTGGATCGAAATTATGAATGTATTGGACACAGTTTTCAATTCCGTCTGATATCATATCATCACGGAACATGTAATTTACAAAGTTTGGTTTGTAAGAAAGGTGTGTTGCTATCTTAAGAAAACACTCTCCAAGGTAGTTTGTGATACGCGGTTTTGGTAAATCATTCTCTTTTGCATTGGCAACTTTTGCTCGATAGACAATAAGTGCCTCCAACAATTCTTTGTTATTTACATAGTGTTCAGACTTCTTTCTGGGCATGACATCTTATCTGTCGTAACTATATTCTATTATAGCATATTTTATTTTCTTGACAAGTTGGGGGTAATACTTGACAACATGTCGTTATATGTGTACAATAACCTTTGTGAGGTTTAAAGGGAATTAAGGCTCCTTTGAATCAGACTTAAAGAGCTGTTCCAAAGATTCTCTTTTCTTTTGTACGCTAGATATATATCCTAACTTAGGGTCGCCCGGCCATGTAATCTTTCCTTTTTCACTTCTTGATTTAATAATCGAGAGATCGTCCGCGTCCTTTTCTTCAATATATTGTTTGTAGATCTTAATAAGTTTCTTGTCGTTACACTCTGTCATAGTAATTACCTTATCCATTCTCAATACAAACATATCTTCTTCAGATAATTCCATCCAAGGAGTTACTTTAATATAGTTCAATTGATTAGATTGTGGATGAAGTGGTTTCATCTTGATTGGATTATGCAAAATTAATATAGGTTCATCCTCACTCTCGTCTACACAAACGAGTGCAAATATCTCCTCTCCGGAAACAAGTTTAAGAATGCTATAGAATTCGTCTCCCATATTATTTTTTGAGTGAGATGTTGATGATTTCGTAATTAAATTTTTCATAATTATAGATTTTGATTCTTTCAATCAAGTGATTCAGTGTGTAATTACGTCTTGATTTATATGTCGCATCATCAGCTATATCATATAAAGTTGCTTTTGTCTTGTTATTTCCTTTACGGAGCACCCTTCCGATGGATTGGAGATTTCGTATACGCGACTTGGAGGGAGAAGCGAAAATAACGTTATGGAGGTTACGGATATTGACACCAGTAGAAAAAGTTCCGTAGGAGGCCACGATAATGGCACTATTTTCTTTTTCAGTGATTTCACGAACTTTTTCACGATTTTCAGCATCTACACCACCATGAACAAAAAAGGTTTGACGTTGTTCAAGTACATTATTATTTATGAGATCAAATAAAACCTTTCCATGACCTTCAACTCGTGAAAACAGTATCAAAGTATTTCCTTTGAGATCAAGTGCTAAGTTTCTGATAAACTTATTTCTCTTTTCATTAGTAATGATAAATTGTATTTCATCTTCAAATGTTTCAAACTTTTGCGGTGGATGTTTGAGAAGCAAGATATTAATGTCAAGTTTTGCAACATGACCTTTGGTCATGAGGTCTTTCGTCCCTATGATTTTGTATGAAGGCCCAAATAAACCCTCTAAAACCCACTTATGTGTTTGTGTTCCATCAAGTGTACCAGTAAATCCAAATCGATATTTGGCTTTATGGAGTTTTGTCATTATAGATATTAATGACTTTGATTTAAACTGGTGAGCCTCATCCCCAATTACTACAGAGAATCGCTCAAAATACTTTCTGGGGAGTTTGTAGATTGATTGCCAAGTAGTGATAATGACTTGAGAGTCTGTCTCTCTTTCTTTTCCTGCGTAAATTTTGTGACAAAATGAACCTACATTCCAGCCATAGTCTGCAAAATCTTTATACATCTGTTCTACTAGGGAAGTCGTCGGAACGACTATCAGAGTATTTTGGTTGCGTTCAACGTAATATCTCACAATCGAATATATCATCAGAGACTTACCTGAAGCAGTTGGGGATATCAACAACTTTCTATTATGTCTTAGAGCGTCGTATACTCCCTCTACTTGATAATCACGGGGGACATACTTACTAATTGATGTCATATAATCTTTTACACCCTCATATGAGATGTTCTCATTGAATTCAAAAGGTGTACCAAAAAATTTATTGTCTAAAAATTCATAAGTATATTCGTGATCTTCGCAAAACTTTTGTATCTTATCCAATAGTCCAACATAGATTTCTCCATTCTTAACATTGAACAAACGGATTTTACCATCCCAATACCGATTACGATATTGAGGCATGAATTTAGCTCCCGGAATCTCAAAGGTGAACTGATCTGACAGTTCATAATATACATGTGGATCTGATTCTATCTGAAGATAAACCTCATTTTTCTTTGATATACTCAAATGAGACATTACTATAGGAATCACCTATAGTTATTTATCACCCAAATCCAGACTGAAATTTATTCCATTCAATAGCATTTTTAATTTGATAGGTGCGATTTGAAACAACTCTTATTATTTCTTCAAGAAACTTAAGCATGACATCGTAATACTTTATCTTCATGTCTATCTTAGATAGTTTATCGTCAGCATCTAGGTGACGTTGTATAGCATCTTTCTCTCTTACCTTATATGGAAATGGTTCTTCAGCATATACCTCTGCTGTGGCCTTACCAGTGTAGTAATTATATCTTTCTAAACGAATACGACTATACGACTCTCTTGCTTTCTCTCTGAGTAAGGTAATCGTATTGTATAGTGTGTAGTATTTTGAGTGAAGTTGTGGTATTTTTAAAGACTCATCATGTAGGTTATCAGGATCAATGACAGAATCTTTCTGCCACATCTCCTGAATTTGTTCAAGATTCATAAAAGTTTTCCGTTTTTATCGGTTAGTCTGTATATAGTATAGCGGAAAGATGCACTTGCTGTAAAGTACTGTATATCATTATCTGTAGCATCAAATGTTAAAGATGTCAATGATGTAGGAAATAGATCTAAAAATTTTACTATGGCAACGTCACGAAAGTTACTGTTTAGAATATGAAGAGATCCATCACAGAATTGTTCTTCTAAATCACGTTGTCCATCTGTATCTGTTGTTTTATTAATAAACTGTTGTGGTGATTCTGGAAAACCTAATCCAGTTAACCAGTTATGTACTGCTGCATAATTTTCTAACTCTTCATCAACTAAGAATCGAATATCTAAATCACCATAGGTTAATTTTTCACCGGGAACATCTATGTTTTTAAGATATGATGGTTGTGAATATGTACCGAGAGAGATTTCTGGTATTGATGCAGAGTTGCAAAAGAAGTCTACCTTTGGAAATTTTGCAAGCGTAAACTTAAAACCTACTGGTGATAGGTAATTACGATTTGCAATTTGTCCGGCTAATGGGCCTGAGATAGATGATGTCATTTTTTAGTTTTCTTTTTCATCGAGTTGATGAATTTTCTATAGACTGCTGCTTCTGATGTCTTACCCATGACTCTTGCTCTTTGCTCCATAGCAATTGCTGCTTGAATTTTATGAGCATGCGATCTTGAAGATTTACGTATCTTTGAAACAGACGCTTTCGCAGTAGCGACATCCTTAAAACCAAGTCCATGAATAGTTCCTTTAGGATCTTCATCTGTATATAAGTCTGAATGTTTTTTAGATTTAGCAGGTTGTCCTTTCTTACGAGGAATACGAGGATTTGAAGATTCTAAAAATTGTTTAAGTGTTTTCATTCTCCTCCGCCTCCACCATTGCCTCCTCCATTTCCACCACCATTACCGTTACCATTACCACCGTTACCATTACCAGAATGCCCGTTACCATTTCCATTCCCGTTACCATTTTTCTTTGGTTCCTCACTTCTTCTTCCAATCATACCATAAGGATAGTATGGATAACGTTTTTGAGGTACACAACTTTTAAGTTTTGTATCAAATCTAAATCCTTTTGGACACTTTGTTGATTGTGCCTCATCTAGAAAGTGGTCTAGGTTTTTCATTATCCGTTGATAATCATATGAAACCACTCTTCACTCATACCGCTGATAATAGTATCGGCATCTTCTTTATTAGAAGCATAATTTTCTTGAATAAGATGATCCACAAGTTTTTCATAGGATTTTTTTGCTTCTCTCATCTGTCTAGGAGTCTGTTTCATGGCATCAATATTTTTAGTTATTTAGTTATTCAGTAATGACAGTAGCTCCCATGAATCCACCATTCTTACCATCATCGTTTTTAGTTAAGTATGTTGGATTATTTGTATACTGTTTTCTTTCATTGAAATTATCAGACCATCTTTTATCACCAACGTAATAAACATCAACACTAGTGTTAAGATGACTGGGTTTCTTGATGTGATAAGGCATCTTTTTTAATTAGTTTTTTTACTTTCTTAGCGTAACTGATATCCTCTTTCGTATACAAGAATGGATTTTTTTTAGCTCGTTTTAGGATAAGTTTTGCTGCTTTTTTATCTTTCATATAGGTATTTATCACATAAAAAAAGGGGGTGATCCCCCCTCGATACAGCATGGTAAATTTTTTAACTAAAAACTTCTTTACAAATGCGTTTACAAATATGTTGGTCGTCATCACAATCGATCAGACACTCGTAGTATTCATTGATTAAATCATTACTCGGTTCATCATATGAACCTGCTAATTGATTAAAAGGAATTAAATTGTGCATTAAATGACCTGATGACTATTTTTTTCTACCCATAATATAGGGATTTTAGTGCATTGTTTTCTCCGCAATGACATAACTATTTACTAAAAAATTTATACCTATTACATAATTTCTTAACAAAAAGAAATGCCTACGTATAATTTCTTACATAAAAAAAGAGACCCCCGAAGGAGTCTCTCTGAGTATGTAAAATGAATTACATAAGGTTTTGAACTTTAACTCTTCTGTAGTATCTGTTCTTGTTAACTGCAAGGCGACCAAGACCTTGATCAGTTCCTTCTGCGAATGGGTTAGCAACCATACCGTATCTGGTTTTGAAACCAATTTTTGGTTGGAATGTATCCTGACCAACTGCTCTAACCATTTGTAGAGGTACATATGGGCAGTAGAATAATCCTGCGTCATAAGGTGAAGTACCTTTGTAACCTACAACATAGTACTGATCAGCAGCTAAGTTTGCAGCGAATGGGTCGATGTATACTCTATACTTACCTTGAAGTACACCAGCAAATGTATTGCCTGTGTCATCAACGTTAAGGTTAGCATTAAGTGCTGGAGTGTAATCAAGAACACCTGCCATTGTTAATGCTGAAGCAACGTCTGCGGAACATAGGATCATGTTACCCTTTCCACGACGAGTTCTTTGTGCGATAGCGTTAGCATCTCTCTCGATCTGGAAGATAAGTCCTTTGAACTTCTCAACTGACCAACGACCGTTACTGTCTGTATCTAAGTCAAATGCACCTAGAGTTGCAACGTTAGTTTGTGCTCCGGATTCTGCAACCTTGTAGATTGTTCTGATAACTTCTCTGTTAATTTCAGCAAGTATCTCTGTTGAAAGGATATTTGCTAATTCTGCTTCAGCGTTCAATCCGTGGATTGCCTTAAGGTCTTGAGCAAGTTCTAAACTGTACTCTGCCTTTAGTGCTCTGGATTTCGCAGTCACGGTGACTTTCTCGATTGAGAATGCCATTTCGTTGAACTCGTTACCAGATGTACCTAGTGCTTCAGAGTCTTCAGTATCCATACCACGACCAACTGGGTATGTGTTATGTTGCTGAGAACCTTGTGGGTTTAGTGCAGCAGGGTTGTCTGCTTGAGTACCACCTGTAGTACCGAAACCAACTGCTCCACCTGTCAATGCACCTTCATTCTGTGTGTAACCAGCAGAGATGTCGTTTCCTCCATCTGGATGCTGTGTTGAGAATGCTGTATCTGGTTCATTGAATAGGGCTTCTGTTCCACTCTGAGATGTAAATCTAGATCTCATTGCGAAAATAAGTCCTGTTGGGCCGCTCATTGGTTGTACACCTGCTAGGTCATATGCGACCAAGTTAGGCATTGAACGACGAAT